AATTGAATATATGGCCTGGTTTTGCAAGATTTGCTAGAGATCGAAGAAAATGGAGTATAGCTAAAGTGTCTCCTGTATTAAAAGAAACCTGGATTGATTTTATAGTTGAAGCTGGATTTAGACAAATACACGCAAGTAACACTATTCCTGTAGATCGTGGAGGATTAAGTGGTAAAGAAATAATTCCTCATACTATAAGACTATTAAAGTATATTAAGAAACACTACCCAGATGTAGAAGTCATAGCAGGAGGTGGTATAACATCTAAAGAAGATGTTGATAGGTATAAAGATCATGGGGCTGATCATTTTAGTTTAGGCTCAGTATGCTTTACGCCATGGAAGATAAAAAATATAATAAAAAATTAAAAAAAGATATTTACATTGCATATGAACTGTGATAGAATAATAATATGCAGTTTTACACAAATGTTAGTAGGTATGGTAATTCTATTCTTTACAGAGGTTATGACCATGCTGGAAAAAAAATCATAAAAAGAATTCCCTATAAACCGAAACTTTTTATAAAATCAAAAAAGAAGACTCAATGGAAATCATTGCAAAATGAGTATGTAGCTCCAGTAGACTTTGGTTCTATGAGAGACGCTAAAGAATTCGTTGATAAGTATAAGTATGTAGATAACTTTAAAATATATGGTCACTATAATTTTATACATCAATTTATTACTGAAGCCTTTCCTAGAGAAATTGAATTCAAAAGAAATATAATTAATGTAGTTTCTTTTGATATTGAGGTAGCATCTGATGAAGGATTTCCTTATCCAAGCGATGCTAATCAACCAGTAATTTCAATTGCATTAAAGTCTAGTCTAAAAAATATATATTATGTATGGGGATTAAATGATTATGATAAATCTAAATCCAAGCATAATATATCCTATATCAAATGTGATAGTGAAGCAGAGTTGCTAAAAAGTTTTATTGAATATTGGAGTGAGTTTGATAGAACTCCAGATATCATAACTGGTTGGAATGTTAGATTTTTTGATATTCCTTACTTAATTAATAGAACTTATAAAATCCTAGGAGCCGAATATGTAAAACGATTTTCTCCTTGGGGTCAAGTAGATCATCGTACTGTTAGAAAACAGAATAAAGAAAATGATACTTACATACTAAAAGGTATTGAAACTTTAGATTATTATGATTTGTTTTTAAAGTTTGGGTATACCTATGGTCCACAAGAATCATATAGATTAGACCATATAGCTAATGTAGTTCTTGGTGAAAAGAAATTATCTTATGAAGATTATGGATCTCTTCGCAATTTATATAAAGAAAACCATCAACTCTTTATTGATTATAATATTAAAGATGTAGAATTAATCGAAAGATTAGAAGAAAAGATGGGATTAATTACACTAGCTCTAACTATTGCATATAAAGGTGGAGTAAATTTTAATGATACTTTTGGTGTAACTTCAATATGGGATTCAATAATTTACAGAAGTTTAAATACTCAAAATACTGTTGCACAAATAGAAACAAATCCGGATAGAGTAAAAACAACTTTTGCTGGAGCTTATGTTAAAGATCCACAAGTAGGTATACATGACTGGGTAGTTTCTTTTGATTTAAATTCGCTATATCCAAATTTAATTGTTGAATATAACATGTCTCCAGAAACCCTAGTTCACACAGGAGAAGATTTTAAATCTGATGTAGATCATTATTTAAATGATAAAGCTAAAACTTTAAAAGCAGTAGAACATAATGTTACAATGGCCGCAAATGGGTCTACATATTCAAAAAAATCAGAAGGTATGATTCCTAAGATCATTATTGATTATTATGAAGAACGTAAATCAGTAAAAAATATGATGATAGCAGCTAAAAAACAATATGAGATAGAAAAAACAAATGATCTTGATACTGAAATAAATCAACTAGAAAATAAACAAATGGCCATTAAGATCTTGCTTAATTCACTATATGGCGCAATGGGTAACAGATGGTTTAGATACTATGATCTTAAAATAGCCGAAGGTATAACTCTTTCAGGTCAACTTGCGATTAGATGGGCTGAAAAGGCAATGAATAAATCTTTAAATAAGTTGATGGAAACTGAAACTGATTATGTTATTGCTATTGATACTGATTCACTATATGTTAACTTTGGTCCATTAGTTGAAAAGTTTAAACCTAAAGATCCCGTAAAATTCTTAGATCAAATTTGCAATGATCATTTTGAGCCTAAGTTAGAAAAGTCATATAAAGAACTTAATTATAAAATGAATTGTTATAAATCAAGAATGGTTATGGCTAGAGAAGCAATTGCTGATCGTGGAATATGGACCGCAAAAAAGAGATATATATTAAACGTACATAATAATGAAGGTGTACAATATGCTGAACCTAAACTTAAGATTATGGGTATTGAAGCAATTAAATCTTCTACACCGCAAATAGTTAGAGATAAACTTAAAGAAGTATTTAAGATACTTGTGAATGGTAGTGAAGAAGCTACTCAAAGGTTTATAGAAGATTTTAAAATAGAATTTAAAAAGCAACCTCCAGAAAATATTTCATTTCCTAGGTCTGCTAACAATGTTAATCAATTTAAAGATAGACATAAAGTATATAAGAAAGGTACACCTATTCATATTCGTGGATCTATACTTTATAATAAACTATTAAATGATAGAGATTTAACAAATAAGTATGAGTTGATATCAGGTGGTGATAAAATAAAATTTGTATATTTAAAAGTTCCAAATCAAATAATGGAAAACATAATATCATTTCCTGAAGTATTACCTAAAGAATTTAAATTACATAATTATATTGATTATGATCTTCAGTTTGAAAAAACATTTACTGAACCTATGAAGATTATATTAGATGCTATTGGTTGGAAAGTAGAAAAGGTGGCATCATTAGAAGATTTTTTTATATAAGGAGGAAGTATGTCTGATAATTGGGCAAATGATATTAGTAAGATGCATCTAAAGTTTGGTGTTACGAAATGGGTACAAGCACAACAACAATCTGATGCTGATAAATCTATCTTAAATGAATTTTTAAAATTTAGAATGAAAATGATTCAAGAAGAAGTAGATGAAACTAATAATGCTATAAATGATAAAAATCCAGAAGAAATTGTTGATGGATTAATTGACATGTGTGTATTTGCTATTGGTACATTAGACGTATTTGGAATAGATGCAAATAAAGCTTGGAATGAAATTCTTAATGCTAATATGTCAAAAGATGTTGGAATAAAAGAGTCAAGACCTAATCCATTTGGATTACCTGATTTAATAAAACCAAAAAACTGGGAAGGGCCCGAACATAATGACAATCATGGAATATTACCTAAAGCCCTTTAATAAAAATTCTTTTAAATGAAAAAAACTATTTACATTGCTTTTAAACTGTGATAGAATTATATTATGGAATACTCACTAACATTATTTAAAAACATATATGATAATAAAACTCATAAAAGAATGGATTTTCCAACATGGGATCTATTTGAAAGTTTATTATATGGCTTATCACAAAAGCCTGGAAAGAAAGGAATAGATTATGATAGAAACGGTACTAGTTCTCCTCTTATTAGTCCTGCTACTTACACACCCGATAGTACACGCGCTAATAAAAATGTCATTAATTGGAGTGGTTGGGCTGCTATTGATGTTGATGATCATAACCTTGACAACAGAAACCTCGAGCAGCAACTTGCTCAGCGATATGGAAACTACTACTATATTTGCTACAGTACAGCTAGTTCAAGAAAAGATAACCCAAAGTTTAGGCTTGTTTTTAAATTATCTGAACCAATTGTAAACAGACAAATAAAACATTTTTGGTATGCATTAAATACTGAGTTTGATAATCTTGGTGATAGACAAACTAAAGATATGTCTCGTATGTATTATGTTCCAGCTCAATATCCTAATGCATATAATTTTATATTTACAAATAAAGGTTTTGCTATAACTCCAGAAATACTTATGAACAAACATCAATATATTGAAAAAGAAGATAATGATTCTTTCTTTGATCGTTTACCTAAAGCAATGCAAGAACAAGTTCTTCAGTATATGGAAGATAAGATATGGGACGAAAAAGTTAATGCTGAATGGACCAGTTATCGAGATTGTCCTTTCTTTCCAAAAAAACTAGCATCAGAATATATGGCTATAGGTGAAACAGGGTGGTATCATAAAATGTATCAGATTATGGTTGCAACAGCAAGTAATGCTATAA